AAGTTGGGATTTACGCCCATATGACTGAAGGCTCATTGCCGAGTTAACGTTAACGTCGATTGCGGAACCCGAACCGACAAGATTTGATCCAGAAGGAACACCTGTGGGAAGAACCAGAATCGCTGCGGCAGTAGTGCCCACAGTGTCTGTACCCACCACAAAAACGGTCTCCGTCGTGGACGCAAGGGCAAGTGCATTGATCTGACCCCGGCCAGTTCCCGGCCCCTTCAGAATTGCAACTGTGTCAAAATTACTCATATTAATCCTCTAAGAAACACTTGCGGCACTTTCATGATCCCGCAGCGGTTTGAAAATTCTTTCTGCCGAGATTTCGCCGTTATCGATACCGATAGCGACAATACCTCCCGGCTTGACTACTAAGCTCTTATGATCTCCATATAGCTGATTACCTATCTCATGGATCACCGAACTGTGTGCTACTACAAATCCTGTACCTACTCGTGTGGCGTGTTCAAATGCTTCAGCAAGAGCAGGTAAGACTCTATCCCGGAATTCTTGAAGGCTTTCCCCATCAGGAACAGGCAACTCGGGGTTGTCTATATACTTTTGAAGTTCCTTTAGGTTTTCCTTGTTCTTTGGCTTTCCGGAAAAGTGTCCAAGATTCCAAGCCCTAAGTACAGGTGTGGTTTGGACTTCTGAACCGTTGGCTAATATATGCGCTGTTTGTTCTGCACGGGTTTTATCAGAAGAAACAATAAATGAAGGGTCTTCGCCCTCTAATTCCTTTGCTGCTTCCTCGGAATCGTGTTCGCCCTCTTTAGTTAGAGGGATATCAGCCTCACCACGAAACAATCCTTTTTGATTATAGGAAGTTCTACCGTGGCGAATTATATATAAGACAGGGATCATTATCCAGCCAGAAGATATTCGATTGGGGTTCCAAGTTGGTTAGACACTATACTCATGCTAGAGATACCGTTATTCACGGTGTTCTCAACATAGATAATCATGGCTCCGGGGTCTATCGTAAGAATCGTGGCAGAGATTCCGGTATTCGGAGTCCATGTCACTGTCAGTGTCGTTCCTGCTGTTGAAGAAAGATTTTTGACGTAAACGAACTGAGCTAGATTATTAGGAAGGGGAACAACCACAGGGGTTGTCCCTACGATAAATCCTTGAGCAAACGCAGACAAGTCTCCAATGAAGGAATTGTTGACCGGCTTTATTAGACTAGTACTGCCAGTCAAATTGTCTGTGAGTTTGATTGTGCCTGTAAGCGAAGCCGTAACGGACATATTAACCTCGAAAAACTGCTAGTAGGGGAATGTATTTTGGTAGAAGGTCTTGCATAGACTTGGCCCGAAAGCGGGAACTGTTAGCAAATGATTGGCGATATGCCTCACATAAGCCCTATTCTCCGATTTCGAGTCCACACAATCCTACGAGCTTCACCGGCCAAGGGTCCACTTTTCGGAATTCTACCGCAAAGCCTACTAGCCAATTGGGGATTGCCTAACGGCTAAGTACTTCAGAACCTTTCAGCTAGGAGGGCCGAAGCCCTCCATAGGTTACGAGCTAGAAGTCATCGAGAGGATTTTGCGTGCACGCATCACAGTTCCCGGAGGAGGAGTGATCGTGAACTTCACGTTGTAGGAAATCCAGCCACCGATCATACGAGCGGGGTCAGACACCGATCCACCTTCAGGAGCCATCTGAATGTTCAGCGAGTAGTTCTTCTTGTTTCCGCCCGAGGGGTTAGGACCAAGGAAGATACTCAGAAGAGCATCATCAGCGAAGATGTAGGTCGGATAGAACAGGTTGCCGCCGATTGTCGTCGGAGAAGCAGTCGTGGTTTCCTTGAACTTGATACCCGCAAACTCCAGCGGAGCATCACGATCAATCGCAGTGAACAGCTTCTTAGCCATCTCCGGGGTGCGCTTCATGATATCGGTGATACCATTCACGCTGGCATCGTTATAGATGTCATGCACAACCAGAGGGTTAATCACACCAGCATAGGTGTCCCCTTCGAAGAAACGGGCATTAATGCTGGAAAGCTGCTGAGCGATAGTACGAAGATTCGCGGCAGTCAGATAAGTACCGGCTGCAAGCTGCTGATTGACGCTCGAATCAATACCATTGAGAGAGTCAGCCGCAGTAGAAACCAGAGTGTTAAGAGTTAGGGCCAAACGATAGTTCATTTCCTCGGCAAGGCTGGAAAGCAAACCTTTGTCATCGAGAGCGGTGTCCATCAGGAGGTCAGACGAGTTGGTATAGTCAGCATCACTTATTGTTTTGGGCTAGCTCAATTTCTTTCTTCATTGAGGCTAGGAGATTTCTGGCCAGATTTCGACCACATTCTAAAATCTCTTCCGGGATCACCCCCGGACCGCTCTTACTGTCGCCAGTAAGGTCAGACTCTATCTTTACATCCGTTCCGCAACTGGATGCGTTTGGCGTATTAGTCGTTACGGATTCCCCTTTGTTCAGAGCCTTCATTTTGTAATGAAGTTCAAGCCTTTTAGTTGGATTGCTTACGCCAATCATGTTGACGTATTCCAACGCGGTTTTAGCTTGCTCTAACTTTATTACCAGATACGGGAGAATGTGATATATGAAATATGCCTGATTCTCGTATCCTTCTACAGTCCATCTGAAACAAGGTTTCAAACTTTTCTGACCGTTAGCTCTAGCCTTTTGGCTTATGTGCTTCACAGTCACTCTGTAGGTTCCACCAAACCGTTCCTGAAGCCATTTCATTAAAACTTCAGAAGTGTTTGAAATCATCACCTTACAATCGAATGCATTATAAGGTTTACCTTTTCTATCTCTTATGGTGCTCTTAGTGATTGAGAAGCTTCCTTCTCCGTCCATCATAGCTGCCACATAAGACCAATCAGTTTGTGTGGGATTAAGTAAGGGGTCTTTCCTCGGGATTGTCTGCATTATAGTATAATCTCCTATATAGACATTATACCACAACTCTTCAGATTTTAACCGATTTAGCCAAATTTTTGTTTAGGTCAGCAGCTTTTGTTTACTGACCAATAACCGCCTGAATCTTGACAGCCGACTCGGGAACAGGGCTACCGACGAAACCTTCAGTCGATTGCTGAGTGTTAGCGCCAAGCAGGTTGTAGGAGAAGAACTGAATCGTGTTACCGCTGTGCATAGGAAGCGGCCACTGCTTTGTGCAACCGAGGAAGGGAGTCGAAGCTTTCAGGTTAGGACATTTTGTTTTGGGAATACCTTATTCAGGTATCGCATAGGTAAAGAATTTAATTTCTTGTCCGTTTGCTTCCGGGATCACCCCCGGACCACTCTGCATATCACTATGCAGATCAGACTCTATCTTCAATCCATCAGGATTGTCTAACATATTAGTCGTTGGGCGTTTTCCACTGCCGTGACCATTCAAAGTTTGGATTTCGTTTCTCATTGCTTCTCTTTTTTGCGGGTTAGGTTCCCTGAGTCTTAAATAATCTAAGGCAATTTGAGCTTGCCGTTTCTTGATTATCAAGTAAGGAAGAATCGCTAAGAGAAGTAATTCTTTGTTTCTAGCACCTTTAGGATGCCACGAGTATCCTACTTTGTGGTTTTGGTGTTTGGAGGGATGATGTACGTAATAAGCCCCTCCAAAATGTTCTATCAGCCATTTCATTACGTCTAGATTATTATTATACAAACTAATAAGTAGATTAAAGTGGAAGTATTTCTTACCGTTCTTGGTTATCTTCCAACTTCCGGCTATTGTAAAACATCCTTCTCCGTCTAAGAGTCCGGCCAGATACGACCAGTCTGTTTTATCATTATTTTTCATTGTGGAATCTTCGCTCCGGATTGTCTCAGTGAGAGTTCCCCGGATATAGTTAGATTTTGAGGCGACTCAACTTTTAGTTAATCGCCTTGCGCTCATAGTAGATTGCCAAAGCATTAGGAAAGTTACCTGAGGTAACCGTGTTTACTGCTGGTGAATAGGCCATTAAATTGCCTTGTAGAACGTTTTTGCCGACCTATTGCTGTTGGGTCTTCATTTGCTGAAGCTGGGCCATAGCAACCTTTCGAAGATCATTCATCGAAAGCTTTTCGAGGTCTACGCCTGACAGCGGCTTCTCTTCCGGTACCGAGACAGGATTTGAATTCCTTGCCGGGATACCTAAGCCCACTGGCTGTTGTCCGTCCTGGGTCGCAATTCGCGGGGCCTCGGCAGCGGATGGGGCACTCTGATGAGTGACCACTGGTTCGGGTGAAGGTGTGGGACTGGGGCTAACAGTAGTTGTTTTCTCTAGCAATCCGCCATCGATCAACTCTTCTTTAGCTGTCTCAAGATTTTCTACTGTCCAAACTCCTCTGGTAAATAGATCATAAATAGTGTTATCTATAACCGCTTGCGGGGAGTTAGAGGAAATACGTTTGCCAAGATAAACCTTTGCCATACGAGCAATAAGCTTATTGACATTCTCAGAGTTGTTCGCGTAGTGCTGTGCGAAGTCTTGGTTCTCTCTGATAAACTCGCGATTTACATCTTCGATATCTGCCTTAGCAGCTTGCGCGGCAACGATAGCTTTCGCTTCTTCTGCTGCATTAAGGGCTGCGGCTAGCTGATCCGCATTCTTTCCAAACTTCTTAGTAAGATACGCCTCTATGCCTTCTGCCGGATTATCATTAATCTTCTGCTTAAGATCGACAATATCGTCCGCACTTAGCGTAGGAGTAGTGATAATGGGGGTAGGGCTGACCGGAGAGTAAGTCGAAGGAGCAGCCGGGGTACGTTCGTCACCGCCAAGAAGCTTTTCTTTCTTCAGACGGCGGATGGCTTTACTGGCCTCTAGCTTCCCATCAAGGACTTCGAAGATCAGATCATCCTTGTTGACTCCGTAAAAGTTTTCGGAAGGGATGTTAGACTCGCCACTCTCTAGAGTTGCCTTCCAGCCTTTACTGGTTTTTCCAAGGCTAATGAGTCCACCATGCTTACCGGGTCGGGTCTGTAGCTCTGGTTCCTGAGGTACAACAGGTTCCGGAGTTACTTGGACCGGCGCGGGTGGTGTTGTCGGTGCATCCGGAATCTGCTCCGGTTTTACTTGAAACTCTGCTGGCTTATTAAGCTCAGTAGCAATTTCTTCGAAGTATTCGTTACTATTAGCATTGGCAAGGGATACTCCGCTTGCCCATTCTTTATAGAGATCGTCTTCTGGCATTTGTCCTCACTGTCCTAAAATACTTAGGACCAGTCTTCTTGTTCTCGGGGCTTACCAGCTTCGTTAAGCAACGCTTCTGATTCTGCCCCTTGTCTTATTGCGAGATTAACACCACTAACAATCTGATCCAGAGTATGCTCTGTAGCAGCCCAGACAGCGTGAGCAGCTAAGATGGCTTTCTCGTCTCCGGGTATTTGGTTACGTAACTCTTTAAGTTGTTTCTCTCTCAGTTCCTCGAAAGTAGTGAGAAGGATACTCCAGCCCTCGGTGGCTACCATAATCCTTAGTGCTGTTGCTCTTTTTACGTTCTCCGTAAGCTCTTCAATAACTTTGCCGAACTGCTCCGGAGTAAAGTCGTTTATATCCATTAGAATTCTGAACCCGGCTCAAGCCCTGCTTCGCTGCCGAATCCCTGTCCACCGGGACCGGGTTCACCGGACAAGGCTTCGGGAGTGGCACTAGCTTCCATACTGCGTCTGAGCACTTCGTTAGCAGCACGAGCCATGTTGTTCTGTTCAGCAAGCTCTTGCTGGTGTCTAAATTTAGCTTCCATCTGAGCGTTGTCGTTTTGCATCTTAGCTTGCTGCAACGCTGCTGGCTGGTTAGCTTGAGACTGCTGCTTCTCTTCTGGAGTCTGATCCACGATAACATCGTAGAATGTTTTCCACCCAGAGGAAGCAAAGATCATCTTGAGGACCTGAGTAGTCTGAACTTTCTTTCCTTCAGCCTGTAGACCCTGTAGAATGAACTGATTCTGTAGGTACTGACTCAGCAAGGGAAGACTCTGCGCCATTGCTCTGCGCTCAGACAGCTTAGCTCCTGCTTGAATGTCGAACGAGATTCTAGCGTTGCGAAGCTCTTCGATGCTTCCGCCTTCCGCGAAATACTGAGTCTGGAGTTCTTGATTTAGAATCTCTTCTATGGTCGTCGCGGGAAGCAACCTACGATTCATTTCATCCACACGATACAGGAAAGGAATAAATACTTGTGTGGAGAACTTATCAATAAACTCTGAAATCTGGATACCTTGTCCGGAGGTAATCGCGCTAGCTCCGGTTGCTGTACGGGCAAGATTAGAATGTCCCGTAGACCCGGCAATACCTTGGCTGGTGATTTCACCCGCTCCCGAGTTCTGCTCGGCCCTAGCCTGTGACATAGCTAAATGCTGACCAGCTTCAGGGACAGCAGGAGTTCTTTCAAGCGGTTGGATGTCTGTAACCTCATCAACCTCAAGGACTCTACCGGGGTGAATACGCAAGCTCTGGGTCGGAATACTCTTGGCGCGTTTGCGAAGATATACACCAGCAAGAGCAAGTGCGGTTGAATCGAGCCAAGTGTTTACGATTCCCTGTTGAAGGCGTTGCTCCGATCCAATGGTCCTTGCCAATCCCAAGCCGTAGAACGCACCCGGTACGTCCCACCAGTTTACCGAGAAGAAAGGAATTTCACCATAAGGGTTCTTACCATTACAGATTACTTTCTTCTGCTGTACAACAATAATAACTTTGTCTTTATCCCAACGCTCTAGAACTTCTAGAGGGTGCTCGAAAGGGTCTTCCGTCGCTATCATCCAGCGGGGGTTTGACCGCATATCCCAAACAGCGTTGACTCCCGTTTGTTCGTCAAGAGCCGGAATAGCCTCTTCCGCAGGGGACAAAAACCAACTTGCTACTTCGGTACGGCTAGGGATATCATATCCGGGACGATCCCTAAGTTTTTCGAGATCATTGAAAGTCATGTACATCCGGTGGATGACATATTTAGCTTCCCGGATGTCCGGAGTACGAAGAGTTGGATCGACAAGAACATCTTTGATACTCGTGATATTCTCAAAACGAGGACGTTCAATTCGGTAGGTATCCGTCTTTTCAACAAGAGGACTATCCGGATTGTGGTACGTAATGTCTGGCTGGCCGGGTACTTGAGAAGGGATTACAGATTTCTCGTCTTTACGAGAATAATAGGTATCTGTCTTTTCGTAGCTATCCCAACCCCACTTCCAAATATTAGTCCCAAAGAGCAGCGCATTGGTTACTCCCCGCCTAACTTCTTCCTTGAAGTTTATATCATGGAGTTGATATTCAATAATATCGGAAATAGCTTCAACAGTATTCTGTCTCGTACCCGGACGAGGCTGGAAAATAAACGGGGGATCATCATAAAACAGTCCATTAATAATTTGAGGGGTAAGCGAGTTTACCGCTTTGGCTACAGTATAGAAAGGGATGTTGGCCCGTTCTACTTGTGTCCCCTCCCAGTATTTAGGAACAGTCGTGCTCTGATAAATAATGGAAGCCGAGTTCCACCCGGCAATCCACTGTTTGGCAGCCTTGGCTGTTTCTGCCATCTGCGCATCACGAACAACTAGAGTGAGCGCAGGGTCTTCGGCCCATTTCCCTGTTTTTAAAATCTGGGCAAGGACTTCCTCTGTTAAAACAGGAGTGTTGTCATTGCCGGGATTTTCTATTTGCGCCATTATTTGTCTTTGGAGCGAAAGGCGGGAATCGAACCCGCACCTTCAGCTTGGAAGGCTATAGTTCTACCTTTAAACTACTTTCGCCCTTACCGACTGTAAGGACGGCCACCGTGCCAGCAGGAGTTCTGACCTGAATCGAGATCGACGTTCTCGTCGTTCGACTGTTTAGAACCGGCTTCCGCGCTAGACCTAGAGCCATTCGACTCATCAGTCTTACCGAACACCGAAGGACCGGCAATGCCTGTGCCCTGAGAAGCGTTGTTAAAAATCTGTTCCTGCGACATCTTAAGGATAGTGTTTTTACCCGCTCCCTCGGTCTGAGCGTTATCCATGCTGGGAGCAGAGTAGTCGCGGGGGTGAAGCATATTTTCTGGAGCTTTAAGGAGTTCGCCCATTTTAAACCTCTTGAGTTTCTTTTTGTTCGTTCTGTTCGTTCTGTTTTATTTCTTCTTGCTGCCTCTTGAGTTCCTTAGCATACGGGGGAGACTCTTTAGGTAGCTCTACAAACTTGCCTGTTTGAGAATCATAGTGCTGGCAAAGAACCGCACCATGCGCCCAAATCTTAAATCCTGCATCCTTCACTTGGTTACAGAAATAAACATCTTCGCTAACCATCCTGAGGATCGATTCGTCACCCATATCCTCATACTTCTGTGTGAATCGGAAGTAAGGCTTTTTGAGGTGCTGAAAGACTTCCATATTAACCAACATGCACCCGGCACCACATTGGTCTACCTCAAACTGGTCGTTGATGTTCCATCCAAGGAACCCTCCCGGAGTGTCTTTTTTAAAGATCACGGGAGAAGGAGCAAAGGTCTTAGTACAGTAAATGCCGGTAGCAACCATTGCTCCGTCATCCTTTTTGTTCTCTAGGATCGATCCCAGAGCCAAAACTGCATACTTAGGAGGAAGCACGTCATCGTCAAGGAAGAACAAGTACTTCGCTTTATGCTCCATAGCCATATCAACGATAATGTTTCTTGCTTCGTCAATAGGTCTATTTTGAACCATCAACAACGATTTAGCGGTATTGAGGGGAAAGTCCATTATATAAAAGTTCGCTGCCCACAGCGGGTGGACACTAGGTCTCCCAAAGGGAAGCCCAATTGCAATACCTATATCTGCCATAATCAACCTCTCAGTCTGATTATTATCCTATTAATCCTGCGCCTAGAATGTTATCTAGACCTTCATTATCTACATAAGGTCTCTGATCTAAGAATGAAGATTCGTCTATTGGAATCTCATATCGCTGTTCATTCTCAGGAACAAACTCGCGGTAAGGACTTTGCCACGCTTCGTTATAGATCATGTCCCATTGGGACCGCGCCCGTTGAAATTCCATCATCTGTCTTTGCTGTTCTTGATACTTCTTAAGCTCCTCCGGATTAGAAGGGGGAACAGGTAGAAAGTATGTTTGAAAGCTAATGCAGTCGGGAATGTCGTTCTTAGAGCTTTTGGTTACTGGTCGAATAAACTGCTCGATGAGCTTTTCTCTTTCGGGAAGCGTACTTGCAAATTTAATTCTTCCGTAAAGGACCAACGGATACAATGCTGAGATTCGATTTTTCTTCGCGTCTTTGGTTGTATCAACAGGTCGCCAGTAGATTCGTCTGACGAGTTGCTTGACATACGCATCATCGGTCTTATCCGCTTCAGCTTCTATGGTAGGTTGAATCATCCTGATGCCTACCGCATCTTCTAGACTAATTACGTCAGGGTGATGTTTAATGGCAAATCGGACAATTGCTTGTGCGATAGCCACTGGATTTGGGAAATTCGCTGCAACGAGATCGACAATATATCCTGTTCCTTTGGCGTCCCAGAGGCAAGCAGTCCCAACACATTGGTCGTTGTCGCGTTTGCCTTTTCCACCATTGAGGTCCCATGTATGTGTAATTCTTCCATAAAGTGGAAGGTCCATCCAGTTGACAGTGTTCTTGAGGATCATTTCCCTCGTAAACATCTGTGCTGTAGGAGGGAGGACGTTCTGACGCATCTGCGTCTCAAAAGCCTCTGGATCGTCCTCGTACCCAACCAGCAAAGTGTCGTATGTCAGAACCTTGGGCATCAACAGATGTACACCTTCGGGTCCTGCCTTCCTAAACCACAGGTGTTTGGGAAGGTTATACTTAACTAAATCCATTTCGGCATCGGGCTTGATTGTCATGGCCGAGCCGATTAGAATTTCTATCCCTTTACCGGGATTGGAAATTTTCTTTTCTCCAATGGAAAACTCTTCAGCGTGGAAGTCTCCCATCTCGGACTTGGATATGATATCTCCGTATAGGTCTGCCTCATGGTACCGAGTACCGAGAAGGTTAGTGTACCCAAAAGTGCGAAGAATTTTTCTTGTGATACCATATCGTTTCTTTACTCCGATACAAATTTCTTCGGTTCCGGAGTTTCTGGTTTCAACTGCGTCATCAGCATGGAAGACTTCGAAGTGGAAACCGCTGACTGCCGAGGTAAGACCCCTCGACATAATGGTAGTTTCCCTACGCTTGATCTGGAATTTAGCCCATGCAGGGGAGTTATAACTACCAGATGGCCCTAACTCTTTCTCCAGAAGACAGTGTTCGGGCCAGAAAAGGTTGATAAGAGTGGGGTTATCTTCCTTCAAAATGAAGAAACCGCGAGTCTCATCTACGATAGCAGCGGCTAGATCGTCTGCCGCGCTGAGTACTAGAATACGAATCTTAGGGTCTAAAAGCACCCACTGGATAACGTCGAAAATCCCCCAAGACGATTTAAGAGTACCACGGGGGTAGAGTATTAATCTGGTCTTGATCCTAGACTGATTGGCTACGGTCTTGGTGGGGTCCTTCTTCACAAACATATCGATGATATGCTGGTGAGACTCCGGAGTCATCAGATTCTCTGTAATAGGGGTATCCGGACCACCGAATGGGTTAGCATCCCACAGAAACAGATTAAGAAAATAAAGGCTTCGAACTGTTCGATCCCGTACTATATCCCACAGGAAGTGACCCTTAAGACACTGTTCGTCCTGCAAAGTCTTCCACAGTTCCCTATTGTCATCTAGAGCTTGGTATAAATCCCAATCCGAGATTGTATTCCAGTCCTCTACGGCGTTTATATTCACTTGCTAAGCTTCTTGACCGCTCCTTTAACCTGCTCAGGAGTCCCTTTTATCTTTATTTTTATCTGTGCTTTCGGATTGTTTGCTGTCTTCTTTATCATTTTCTTCTCTAAAATTCTTAGAATATTTTGACGCTCTTTCTGCCCAACTAGAGTCTGCGTCTATTCTCTCCATCGCTAAGTTGCAGCACATACATAACAACCCACGAACACATCTTCCACAAGTTACGTCGCCGGGACAACATCGATGGTCGTGATCTACCCGTAATGCTTTGACTCCCGGCAGACTTTTGCCATAGCAAACATCTTCCGTTTTGTCTTTCTAGAAGTTCCTGATATTTTTCTACTGACATTTTATACTTAGTAAGTAGATGCCAGTTTCTATGATATTCTCTCTTTATTTCTTTTTAGTAGACTTATACTCGGATTTGCCCTTCTTAGCCTCGCCCTTCTCGCTAAGCATAATCGCAACAGCCTGTTTAGGATTCTTAACCTTCTTACCGCTTCCGCCGCTCTTAAGAGTACCGTCCTTAAACTTATCCATCACCTTATCCCAAGGCATTACATACCCCCGCCAGAAGGACTAGGACCGGCAGCAGCCGGGGGAAGCTGACCGCCAAACTGCCCTTGTACGTGACCAAGAAGATCATCGGGACCGCCCATAGCGTGGGTAGTATCCGGTGGTCCGGGTTGCTGCATTCCCATATCATCGGCGTCATTGTCGTTGTGATACTGGTGACGCACATTGAACCCGCCATTATCAGCCGGTTCAATACTCATGTGGCGGATG